TTACGTGCGAAGCTCCAATCGAAAGCTGCTAGGGTCTGCTCACGCGAGAAATCATACCACAGGCGGACTTGCCGGGCAACAGTGCTTTCTTCGTCGATGGACTCGATTGCGTCCCTCGCGCCTACATGGCCTAGCGCCATGTTCCCTATAATAACCTTACTGATGCTCGACATCTAATCCTCTATTGACTGGTCTCGATGTAGTCCAGAACATCCTGCTGGGTCACCCGGTCATTCTTACCGGTCCCTACGATAGCATCTGGATCGAGATTGTGTTGATTGATAAGCCGCTGTGCGTTAGCTGTGATACGCGAGACAGAGATATCTTCGATCCTATCCTGTGCCTGTGCTTCGCTAACACGTAGTTCGTCTAGGTCTCGGAGCACGAAACCTGCGGTATCTTCTACTGGCTGCTCTGGTTCCTTATCATACGGTTCCTCGTTATATGATACGATCACTGCATCTGCAGGTAGCGCATCAAGGTATTCATCGGGAACGAATACGGGTGTCTTGTGGTTAGGGCTTTTGCGGATACGATATCCAACAAAGATATTTTTCTTAAGAATTACTTGTGCCATATTTTCCTCTAAAAAGAAAGGGAGAGGCGCGAACCCCTCCCTTACCTTCTTACTTAGTTAGCTGCGTCCGGGTAGGACTTCACAGTCGTGGGCGGATCAATCGTAAGGTACGCATTGATAGCACCAGCAGTCGTGGTAGTCGTAGCCGTAACAGCCTGAACCGCCAGATACCGTTCATACACAGCACCTTCACCGGGAAGGGCCATGACGAGCGGGTATGCGCCAGCCTTGAGCTGGGCAGCATTGGCGTCAGTGCCGTCAGTCACATACGCGGGACTTGCGACATGGACCGTAGCAGAGCCGTCCGTAGCAATCGTACCCGTAGCGTCGGATACGAGCTGGAAGGACAGCGTGCCTGCAGCACCACCAGTGATGATTTCCGTATCAACATTGATGACGAGGTAGACAGGCTGCCCACGACCGAGGTCGCTAACCACAGAGCTGTCGATGACATCCCCGATGTTAGCAGTACCCGCAGTAGCGGCAACCGATACGGCATCCGCGAACTCAGTGCGTTCGTCGATAATAGCCATTTTTAGTTTCTCCTATTTAAGATTAAGCAACAGCCGTTTCAGACGTCGCAAGAGCGTCGACACGCCGCACGGGAACACCCTGGAACTGCGTGACCATTTTACCACCGACGTTCTCCATTTCAAGCGTCGAAGACTGAGTCGCATACGGCACCTGACGACGAAGTCCGGTACGCATCGCGCGGCTCATGTAGAATGCCGGACGACCAGCCGAGAGGTTCGGGATCAGATCCAGCGCACGGAACATCAGATCCGGCAGATCCGGTCCAGTGGCAGCGTCTTTGACAATCGCGTTGATGTCAACGTTCGCAATACGAACAACATAGCGCCAGTCACGGAGCGAGAGGCCCACGTCCCAACGATAGTGCGTCCGATATGCGACCATACGGCCAGTGTTAGAACCATCAGAGGCGTCTTCAACAACGGTTTCACCGTGGTCTTTAACCTGCAGACCCGCCGTGGAGCCTTTCGGGATAATACCGTGAACCGTGTTCGGACCCCAAACAACCAGCCAGATCGACTGCAGGTTGGAGGCGTCGCCCTCGTTGATAATGTTGTCAGCATTCTCAGCGGACAGGTCATTAAAGCGGGGGGCGAGGCCGGTGAAGGCTTCGGGTTCAGTTGCTTCGTTACCGAAGAACAGCGTGTCGGCGACTTCCTGGTTCATGCCTTCAATGTGGGCACGATCTTCCTGGAGCCGGAAAGCACCAGTGTTACCATTCAGGTCGGCAAGAGCCTTGTCAACTTCCGAGAATGCTTCAAGCATACCAGTGTTGTCAGTGACCTGTGCGGTCGTGCTCTTATTCGGCTGGACACCACCGTACAGCTTACGCCACGTCGGGGCGGGAATACCCGTCCGCATCGTGTGACGATGGCCGGTAGGCAGGTTGCCTTCCATCCACGACATATCTTCGAGGATTTCGTTCGTTTCGTTGAGGATTTCAACAACAGTTGCGATCTTACCGTCCGGGTCGGAAACACGGGCCAGGTCGAGCAAGGTCGGATTGCGTACACTTAGGGTAGCCATTAGTTAACTCCTATTTCATATCAGGATAGAGAATGTTCTCGGGCGACTTAGGTGCATCACCTGAGCTTTTACCGAAGACCATCTTGTCGTTTGACACTGCTGCGCCAATCTTCGACAACATACGGATGAATTCAACATTGTTGCCCATACCCGTCTGGTCCAGAACACTCTTAAGTTTTTCATTACCAAAGACATCCAGAGCCTTCTTAGCATTCCCAACGCTCTCTTGGAACTTGGGGCCGCCGATCTCTTCATCCTTGGTAGACTCTTCTCGCCAAGACTTCAACGTATCTGCCCATGCGTTAGCCTGAGCTTCCTGCGCTGCCTTCATCTTGCTGGCGTACATGTCAACAAATTTCTGGGCATCTTCTTGCGACAGGTCGGCTTCCTTAGCAACTTCCCCGAACTCTGCTAGAGCGTCCGTGTCCAGTGCTTCGAAACCTTCCGGTACAGTGAAGTCTTTGTATTCGTCGGGTGCCTTGACATCTTTCTTGTCATCTTTATCAGAGTCGTCGTCGGCCTTTTTATCGCCGTCCGCCTTGCCCTCTTCGTTCTTGTCACCGTCCTTGCCGTCTTTTTCGAGATCGGCTTCCTCGTTAATCAGAGAGGTCTCTTCTTGAGACTCTTCTTCATTCACATCTTCGTTCTGAATTTCTTCAGCCATCTTTTCTTAACTCTCTTTCGTACGCCTCTTCCCGCATCTGGGTATAGGCATTAGGGGCCACTGCATCGATGTCACTCTTTATGCCTAGAGCAACATCACGCTTTCCTTCATAGTAGTACGACAGACCGGGAACAGATCCGGTGAAGCCACCGGGTGTATCACATGAACCGAGTATGGCCCAGAAGACCTCCCTACCAGCGTAGGTAGAGAGGACCTGTTTCCAAGACTCGATTACACGTTCCTTGTCTGACTGAGACTCTGTCCGCTTTCTGTCTACGGAAGACTGGTCTCCTGCATCGTAAGGTTTAGAACTCATCATCCTCACCAGGTTGTGCCGCAGCAGCCGCGCCGCCTAACTTGTCGACGACATTGGCTCCCTGCTCGGCCATAGATAGCTGTTGAGCCATCTGCTCCTGCTGCTGCCTAGCCTGACGGGCTGCGACAACATCATCATCTGACCGCACCAGTTTCGGCGGGGACAGAATTGCATTAGCGTATTCGTCCACTGCCTGATCGGCATCGAACTTCTCGACAACATCTGGGAAGATGCCAGCGAGTCCACCAACGAAGTTGGTCATACGCTCAATCGATCCTGTAGCAACGGCCCTCTGAGCCTGTGCCAAGGATGAGATGTAATTGACTTTGAGATCCTGGCCTTCAAGCTCTTCAGGAGCCGGAGGCAGCATGTCAGCTTCAACAAGTTGCATGAACTGTCGATCAATCAGTTTGTCGAGATACTCCCCGTGCAGCTGTTCCAATACAGGACCAAGCTGCAAGAGCCTCTCTTCGTTCCTTTGCGACAACTCTAGTTGGTTCTTAGGCTGGATGCCCTCCATGTTAGAGATGGCTAGGAACAGGTCCATGAAGAACCCATCTGCGATACGACGTTCAGTCTTGTCGATGTCCTGCATCAGTTCGTTGATCTGAGGCTGGACTTGGTACAAAGGCCCGAGCTTATCGGTGTTTCCACCAGAGTCATACAGAGTGACTCCGCCCGGGAGTGAGCTAATAGGTACATTACGTACCGAGGCAGGGCCTTGAAGCGGAGGATTGACCATCTTGTCGATGGCCTGTGCCTTACGTTTCTCTTGGACCTGTAGGCTTTTCACATCCCCTAAGACCACCATGCCAGGGCAGTCTGTCCCGTACACGTCTTCACCTGCCAGCCCCCATCGGGGTATATAGGCAGGGAACTGGTCGAAGCCGGACTCACGGAGGATTTTCTTATCCGTGCTTTTCGGTTCGTAATAGAGGGAGCGGAAAGCTTTGTTATTACTAAAGGGGTTGTCGCTAGAGCCTTCTTTGTTAGGCTCGATCATATGAACTACGGTGAACCACTTATCGTAGTTACCTTTATCATACTGCTCTTTGACAACAGTGGATACGTTATCAAGGCCGAACTCAGAAACGATAGCGCCAACCTGCATCTGATACTCTCGCAGCAGGGTGTCGACTTCGAACCTGTCGTTCTGCCCGATGTAGTATGACCCTGCTGTCTGCGTATAGAACCGCGAGACATCCTTCTGGTCATCAACATGAAGCATGCAACCTGTCCCGAACAGCAACACTTCAGAGAGCATTACAGGAGACATGTTGTATAGGTTACTGTTATTAAACACACCACGCATGATACGCTCTACCTGCGACAGCCAGATCTTGATAGGAGCGAACTCCATCATGTCCGGGTCTGGCGTAGATAGATTGAACCAAGGCCGTGTAGGTGACATAACGCCTGAGAACATACCGGCAGTAGCGGCCCGGAGGGCCTGTGTACCGGCACTGTTGATGATCAGGTTGTGACGCCTGTCACCTTTGTTCCGGTCCTCTACGAAGAACCTACCACGGCGTGGTTGAATATTTTCTGACAACGCTTTCCAGTGTGCATCGAAAGAAGATCGCTCTATCTTTAATGCAGCACGTCTGCGTTCGAGGTAGTCGAATAGGACCTGAGACATTTATTAAGCACCCAGTAGGGTTTTGGATCCACTGGTAGACTCTGATACGAGTCCTTGAGATCCTGTTACAATAGTACTGTTGCGTCCTGCAGCCAGAGCCGCCCGCTGTTTATTCTGCGTCTTCGCCTTCTTCACTTCCGGGTCTGCACGAGTAGGCGCAGGCGGAGCTGGGGCGGGCAGAGGGGCGGGTGCTGGTGCAGGAGAACTTCCCATACACATAATTTACCAATCCGTTTCTAAAGGGTTATAGTCAGACTGAGCAGGTGGGATATTGTTGTAACGATCCACGGTCTCTTCCAAGGGGAGGATAGCGTAGTACGTCAAAGCCAGAGCATCCGCTATATTAGGGCTCTCTACTCCACGCTCTTTCATGTCTTTCTTAGTTTCCAGGTTGATCTGACCTTTAATAGTGTAGTCATATTCACGCTGGGTGAGTTCTTGGAACAGCCGTGTACCGATGTTTGTCTTGAGCTTGGGTAACGCTAGCCCGTGATGGATAGCGTCTTTCATCTCACCCCACATCTCATCAGACCGAAAACGGTACTTATCAGGCTTAGTGGTCTTGTGTTGAGCCAGAACCTCGATTGGGTTGTAACCGAGATGTTTCAACTGATC